TGTATCGATCTGTTTCTGTAAGGCGGACACTTTCTCGTCTGTTGTGAGCCCATCAAGGCTCACTCTTGGGTATTCCATTCTTATCATCGCATCGTCCCTTCTCTCACCATTCTGACCATTGACTCTATTTTGCAGTAGCCTGTGCCGGTAAGCAGTATGGCAAACTTGTCACACCTTCTCGGAACTATCGGCATCTCTACGGATCTTCTGAAGAATGTATCGAGCTTGTACACTGACTCCCATGCACCGCCATCTACAGAGATCCATGCAGCAAGGGAGCTGTTCTCTTCCATTTTCAGCCTCATGCATATCTTGGAATAGACTTTCTTATTCTCGATAAACTCATCGAACTCACCGAACTTCGCATACCACTCAATAGGGCCTTCCTCAATATTGTCTTCTGTGCCTGAAGTCGTTATGATCTCGCCCTTATCAACGTCTGTGAATACGAGCTGATTATCTATAAAAGCAAAGTCTCCTGCGTGAGTATTGTCCTCGATATGCCAGATGCCTCTCTCGATATCGTAGACGAACATATACCACTTATCGTTTGCCTTATCGTGCATTGATACGTAGTATTTGAGATTGTCTGTTCCGGATACCGCATTGTCATACTTGGCCTTGCCGAAATTCTTTGAAATGCTCGACGGGGTATCTCCCGTGTAGACCATTATCCCTTCACGTGACTTATAGAAGATGGTGCCGTTCACAAGCTGTACTGATCTGTGAGAGCCCTTCTCAAGTCCAAGGCACTGTGTGGTAATAAGCTGGTAGTTAGATGGCTTATATCCATAGAGCTTATGCATACAGTTTTCTTTGAAGAAGACTATATGTGAAGAGAATGGTGCAATGCCTGTAAAGTCTCCGTCTGAACTTACATCCACCGCATATGATGATTCTGCTGTTCCGGTACCATAGAAGAACCAATTCGTTGGATCTCCGAGCTTGGAAACGTATATCGTACTTCCTTTGCAGCCGTACAGTCTGTTGCTGTACTCCAGGATGAAGTCAAGGTCAGGTATCTCACGGAAGATAGTGAACCCACTTCCGCTTTCGCCTGTGTCTGAGAAGTCTGCCTCATTCTCAGTCGGATAGTTTATAACGCCTTCTGCGAAGTACATCTTGTTGTTGTCATAGTCTATCCTCTCGATGATGGCGTGTTTTACATTGTTGTTCTCGCCATTGGTGTATCCCACTATCTCAGGACTCATACCCTCGAAGTTTACTGTGTCGTGTTTCTTGAACCCTTCAAGGCTCTCGCCTTCCGGCATTGTGAATGTCGCACAGGTTTCCTTTGTTGTTGCATCCTTATGGAATGAAACTCTGGTAGGATTTGCTTCATATCCCAGCTCACCATACTCCCCTGTCTCCGTGTTGTAGTAGAGCTTATCGGGGAAGATGACTATCCTTGTATTAATGGCTTGCATCTGTCTCTCACCATCGTATTCGAGCTCAAAGTCGAAGATCCTCTCACCGTCATACCAGAAGGAAGTATTATCGCATACCGCAAGCTTCTCATTCCTTGCAAGGATGGTGTTAGGATGCTCATACTCTGCGGAGTATACTCCTCTTTTCTTCCTTTGGTAGATTGAAGGATACTCATCGGATGACAGATTCCTCATATCTCTCATCGAGCCTGGGTCTATCACATTCTGTATGTCATAGCCTTTGAACTCTATGGTTCTGCTCTCCGCAGGTGTTTTGGTTATCTGTAAATATGGGAATATCATACGGTCACCCCCTGAACCAATTCCTTATGACGAGTGATGGCGGATTAGGGTCCTGCTTGTTGTAGTATGCCTGAGTATCCTGATACAAGGAATCGAACATAAGTTTGGAGTTATTGTATGCTCCGAACTCTTCCTGGATAAACTGTATCTTCATGATGATGTACACCACGTACAGCTCGTCATACGGTCTCGGGAGTATAAGCTCCTTCTCTCTGTCTTCAGGCCATGCATACTGGATTATCTCTTCCGGCACAGTAAGAAGCAGTTCTCTCTGTACCATGGCTTCGCAATCATTAAGGAAATCATTGAGAGATTCGTCTGAGTATGCATTCGGTTTTCTGTCTTTAACTTTTGCTAATGCTTCATTAACTGTCATTACTGTCTCCTTAAATAATCGTTTCAAGTGCGGTCCTTGCTGCGGATATGATTCCGTTTATGACGCTCGCCCTTACTGGGTAGTGCCTCTGTATGCCAGGATCCACCGGCTGTTCTGTCACATATGCCTGGCTGAGAAGGCTCATGCATTTCAAAGCATTGTATCCACCGCCGAACACCACTTCGCCCTCGTCAACAAAGTAGATATTGCCTTTCAGGTTGTTGTAGTAATTCAGCTTCGATCCCACATTTCCGCCTGTAGCCTTGTCATATTCAAACAATCGCAACAATGCATTCGCCCAATTGATTACATCATCCGCATCAAGAACAAATGGATCTCCAGCGACTTTATCCGTCCATGTAAGGTCAGTGAAGTCTACCTGCCTCGGCTCGTTCTCAATGCATGCGTTGTTGTTCCTGTCCAGAACAGCAAGCTTATAGTATTTGGATGTGCCTATGGTTCCCGATATAGTCTTTACTTCATCCGGAGTAACCGCACCCTGATCCGTAAATGTCTCACCGTCTGATGATTCATACAGATGGATGCTGAACCCACTTCTCAGTTCACCGCTTACCTTTGGCACGATATAGCCTTTACCCGTATGCGGAACTTCCACCACTTCTTTGAAGTCGGGACAGAGATCACCGAGTCCAGGCACATATGCAGGTGTGCTTGCATTTCTCAGGAATCTCTTGATGTATGTGGTCTTTCTTCCGTCTACCTTATAGATCTCTGCCTTGAAGTTATACACGTTCTCACCCTTAAGGCCTGTGAACATATATGAGATGTCTTGCTTTTCATTTGCTGCAATGTTCGTGGTACTCTTCAGCACCCACTTGGTGTTCTTTTTGTTCTTATAAAAGAGTTTGACTCTTATCGGATACTCCAGTGCAGGCATCTTGGTAAGAGCCATGTTGATTACGCTTGATGATCTTGAAGTAGGCTTGAATGTTCCCGTAAGGTCATTGGTCTGAGCCACGAGATTTACAGTGCCTTTAAGTGTTCCGGTACTTACCTTGCCCTCATAGAGCTCAGCCTTGATGTTGTAATGTCTGCCTGGGATAAGGCCTGACAGTATCCTTATTACAGATCCGTTCCTTGAAAGGCAAAGGTCAACACTTGAAGTGCTGCGATCTGATGGCTCACCGCTTCTGTAGATAGTCCACTTAACGGAATACTTCTTTGTGTCATTCTTGCTTGTGGCGTTGTCTGATGTAGTAGCCTGAAACCGCAGAGACGTTATAGTGTTTCTTGCTTCCGTGTTTACAACATTGAATCTTAATGCCATAAGGTCTCACCCCCTTATGCATAAACTGCTCTGTTGCATGACACCCATGTCGTGCCATTGTGGTACTTGATCACAGGAGTTGAGCTTATAGAAGTATCTATCCATAACTTTGTTGTGTCTGTCGGTTCAGATGCACTCGCAATGAAGCACGATTCGTTTATAAGGTCTGAACCTACAAAAAGTTTGTTGGTGTCTGTCGCATAAGCGATCTCACCCTCTTCAAGAGTGCCAAGGTCATTCTCATTTCCGTGATAGATAATGAGCTTGTTTGACTTGACATCTGAAGCACTTCCGAAGTTGAGTTCTTCCAAAGCATTATCCACATAGGTCTTGGTAGCCAGTGCGGAGATCTGTGAGATATCAACGGAACCGCCCTGAGCGATGGCTGTATTCAACTCTGTGACCATAGATTCTATATCTGTAATCTTCTCTTCAAGGAAACCCAGCACTTCTACAAATAGTGCTATGAGAGTCGCATTCACGTTCTGTCTTGTGGTTTCTGCACTGACTCTCTCTTCTTCGTTGTATGTTCTTATAGTTTCAGCACCTACGGCATCGGATATCTGTGCAATGAAGTTATTCAGTATAGGGAATTCATCCGTGCCCATTATGTTGTCATCTTCAGGATTCGGATTATCACCTACAAAGTAGTTGAATGACATGGTCTCGAAGAACGTCTCCGAATCATATCCAAACCCAACGTGACAGAAATGCATACCATTCTGAGCTGTACATGATGTAGGGATATTGATTTTCAGCCTTCCATTAACTGGATCTATGATATCTACATACTCCCCACCGCTTGAGTCATATGTATAGGTTTCGTCTGGTTTCCTTATCTTGAGTGTGACTATGGATGCTCCGGAGAAATCAAATGCCTTGAGTCCGTCATTGATCTGTATGTCAAACAGAACACCGGCATCGTTCTGGTTAATGCCTTTAACTATCTTGTTATTGTTCTGTTTGAGCTGTACCACTAAAGGTATTACTTTTTTATTCATGTGTTTCTCCTAAAAATATGGGAAGCAAGTTGCCCTGCTTCCCACCACCACATTAACTTATCATTCGCCGAGATATTTCTTGGTATCCCTTTCGAACTCAGTCTGAAGCTGTCTGTTCATCTTCCTGGAATAATTAAGCTGTTCTTCCTGGTACATAAGCACAGCAGCAGCATTTCTGGGGATCTTCACCTTTTCGCCTCTCTGCATGAGGAAGCGTCTTCCGTTCACCTTCACGGAGACATCCTCGTCGTCATCACCGTGGGGGGGAACAGTGAATGTAATTTCCTCTTCCCAATAGGCCTTATCGTGTTCTCCGTGAAGATCCACGTCATTAGCCTTATACTCGTCTGCTTCTTTTTTGAGGCTCTTGTTTTCCTTGAGGAGTTCTTCTCTCTCACGCTTCATGGCCTCTAATGCTTCTGCCAGTTCTTTTTCTTTGGATACCGGTTCAGTAGTATTCATTACTTCCTTCTTGGCTGTTTCAGTTTCTGCTGTTTTCTTTGTTGCCATTTAGTGTTCCTTTCCACCTAAATTAGTTGGCAGCATCGTCTCCAGTTGAAGAATATGAAGATGCAGATTCGATTCTTACGATATAGTCATCGTAGAGGATCTTGGCTGTCTTAAGAGCCTTCCAGCCTGCAGTAGCTCTCTGGTTTACATTTATGTTCATGTGGGTTCGCTAATCCCACACCGTCCTCGAAGGACTGCTCCATATCGCTATGGAGATCAGACTATATCACGATCCTTACGGATCCCTCGCACTTCCACTCGCTTGAGTGTACTCCCTTTCGGGATAGTCGTTGCACCTTCCTCTTTCGAGGCTTGGCTCATGATTGTCTCACCAATGAGCATTGATGAGAGTTCCCATGAATTCACGAGGTTATTCAAAACAGATTTCTCTGTTAGGCCGCTAATGTTAACGGGTCTGCTGTTCCGCCGGAACCTAACTGCTTAACGATGGACTGAAGTCCTCCGCCTTCAACTTCTGTAGTTCCGTATGCATTCTTACCCATAACGAGTGTTGCATATACGGAGATCTTGTCTGTTCCGCCTTCAGTAATGGGAGCTCCTGCCTTTGCCCAGATCTTGGCTTCTGTGGACTCTACGAATCTTACGCCATAGAGTTTACCGATCTCGCCTTCGAAGATCTGTGTGGATCCTGCATACTGTGAAGCATTGATCCATTCGTCATCGTTCTCAAGGTCGAATACGCAGTCAGGGTGAATGATAGCTACATAGTAACCGTCAATCTTCTGAGCAAGTCCTACCTTGAGCTCTCTTACAGCCTTCTTGATGTCCATTACTGTGAGCTTGTTGGCAGCAGCGATTGCTGCTCTTGAAGCTGCACCGCCTGCATACAGTACGTTTGTACCGGATACAAGGACTTCTCTTGTGATGGTATCAAGTGTTCTTCCAGCCTGGTCACCAAGGAGTTCGATAGCTTCAACAAGGTTGTTGTCGATTGCTGTCAGGATAAGAAGATCAGAAAGAGTGATGTATCCGCCGTACTGTGCTACAGTTGCAGTGATTGCGGATGTATTAAGGTTCTGTCCTGTAGGAGTTACGCCCTCTGTAAGAGGAGTAAGTGCCTTGGGAAGCTGTGAGAATCTTCTGAACTCGATGGTCTTACCGCCATTTTTAGGTATGTTTCTTTTCTGTGCAAACTGATCATGAACGAGGTTTACCTTTGCGAATCTGAGAAGAGTCTTATCGTAGAAGGTCTTCATTTCAGGGGAAAGGTCATTGCTTCCCACTGTGTTCTTCAGGGTAGTCTGTACGTTCAGTGTCTGAGGTGCAATGCCCTCGTTTGCAAATCTCTTGAGGTTAAGTTTAAACATTTTATGCTCCTTCCATGTTTAACCGAAAGGAACATCTCTTCGGGTTAAATTTCTACGGTTTCTCCCGCCCTCGCTCTCGCTATGAGCCTGTCGATGTCCTTGTCGGTCAATTCATTTACGTCTTTTTTCAACTTGACGGGGGAGCCCATTCGTGTGCCGTTTTCAGCAGGCCTCATGCCACGTGCTTTGATGTTGTTGGTAACACCCTCACGGACTTTGGCAGCAGTAGTCTGTATTGCTCCTGCGATTATTTCATCAAGGTGTGCTGCCTCATATGCCTTCCTCAACGGTCTTCCGGATTCAATAAGGTCTGCTCTGAAGTCATCATTCTCAAGTTCCTTGACAAGGTCAAAGTTCGGATATAACTGCTTCAGTTCTTCAGCTTCCCTTCTCCATTCGTTGTACTGATTGTATGCATCTCTGGAAGCCTGAGCCTGTACCTGTTCCTCTCTGAGCTTATCGAGTTCCTTCTGCAGTTTGGCGTTCTCACGCTTTTGCTGCATACGTTCTCTTATAGCCTCAGGAGTTACGCCCTCATTGAATGCCGTGTCTTCGAGTAGGCTGTCGTCTTTAGCGAGTGCTTCTTTAAGCTCTTCGACATTGGAGCCATCAAGACCATACTTGAGGTATAAGGGTCCGAGTGAATCCAGAAGCTCGTTGTACATGTCCTCGTACTGCTGCTGATTCTTGAATCTTCTCTGGATCGCATCCTGGATGTCATGCCCTATCTGGTCCTTGTACTTCTCACGAATCGTCTGATAGTCGTCACCACCATTTGTTTCGTTCTCGTCGGAGCTAACGGATGATGCGGTCTGCTGTGG